TGTCCTGGAAGGGGATATAAGAGGTCAAGTTCGATGCCGCCTTGGTAACGTGATACCAGAGGTAGTTCCGGGACGTGTCGAAATACATGGCCGTGACCGATCCGTCACCATCCGTAATTGGATCCATTAGGCGATGCCAACCAACCCCATCCCATACCACAATGCTCTCGGTGTAGGTCGTCTCGTTGGTCCTGGCCGTCATGAATAGATAGGAGCCTACAGTCACGAAGTTCCGGAACCGGCCGTAGGTAGTGTAGGGGAACTGTTCGGTCAGCCTGGGCGGGGTGATGTTGGTGACGCGCATTCCGTTCCAGGAGTACAAGGTGTTCCGGATAGGGTAGACGTAGGCATTATTGTAAATCGCCCCGGAAGCAAAGTTCTCAGAACTTGTCTGATCCCCGTAATCCAAGACCTTGCGGATAGCCGATTTGTCCCGGTCCATCTTCCAAAGACCATCAGGACGACGAAAGTCTATATCTCCAAGGAAGGAGAAGGCCCCAAGAATCTGCATTCCATCTATCCCCGCATATAGGACATTGGGATCATCCGATGCTACGGTGTATAGATCCGACAAATCCACCGCATCTGAGTAGTGAACCTGGTTGCCCAAGAGACCACTGGCATTCAACTGCCGACCAGAGTAGACAAAGCCGTCATGATGCTGGATCCAATAGGTATCGATCTGAGCCGTCGTAGCCCCGGCCCCCGTCCAATCGGTGGCGGCAGAAGTCGGGTTGGTAGTGTAGTAGGGCTGCTCATCATCAACAAAGGCGAACAGGTACTTCCCATTCGACCACCCAGTATGGATAGCAGCGGAGGTGGCTAGCGGCTCGGCTTCTGTCCATGTAGGGGTTGCCGTGTCGGCCAAGGCTGTATCAGACACCCGGCCGCCCTTGTCCGTCCAGGCGAACAGGTGATCATCAAATAGGGTGAAGCCGTTCTTCTGCTCGGCCGCCGTATCGCTGGCAGTCGCTTGGGTCATGAGTGTTACAAGGCCCATATGTCGGGTGTCTAGATTGCCCGTCGTCCGCAGGTAGCCGGAGGCAGCCCCAGCCTCGGTCATCCACTGGAACCCAAAGCCCCGGCTCCAGTCCGTCATGACCAAGACCTGATACAGTCCCATCTCCCCAAACACGATCCCGCCCCCAGGTGTCGATGAGCGTGGGGAGAAATCGGTAACGTCCCTAGCCTTGTACGAAGCTAGATCGATCCGATAGTCCTTGCCATTCAGGTGGATGTTGCCACGCTTCTCATCCATTTACCACCCCAAGGGGTTCCCTATATCATCACCCGCCGAAGAGACGTGTGTTCCATCTTCATCTTCATCCTGCCATAGCGAGCCCGCCAGCACACGCCGTCGATGGAGCCTAGCGTACTCCGCAGCCCGATCGGCGTAGTATTCTGCCGTCCCCCCATGCATCGTCCGATCAACCCGGTTGTCCCCAATCATGCTGTCGTGCAGGGTCGCCAGAGCCTTGTTGACTACAAACTCCTTCGGTACTGAGGTCACATCCGAGTCCGCAGACAGAGCTGATGGCCACCCAAGATACGTCTGCCGGAACCGGAACCCATACACGCTCGGCATAAGATTCTGGAGATACATCTTGTCCGGATAATCCTTGCGGTTGAAGTGGATGCCAAGCAGGCTTACCCAGTCGTGCCACTGCTCGTCCGCATCCCACCAGCGGTACTTCGATGTTGAATCGGCGTCCGTCGTCAAATAGGTTGCCGCCGAGTTGCCTACCGTGATGAGGTTAGTCAAGGTGTCCCCAGAGATGACAGAGCGAACCTGACCCTTTCCAGGGCCATCATAGATCGAGACGTACCAATCCGTATCAATCCCCGACAGGTCATCGTCCGTATCGACCCCAACCACCGCAGAGGTACAAGCAGACGTACACGTTCCTGTAACTGACTTACTGGATCTTTCTACCCGTATCTGAAGCATCTTCCAGGGTGTCACGGATAAGCCAGAGATATCGTAGGCCAGCCGGTCCTCCACCACAATCATAGACTCATCAACCGTCTGGGCGGGCCAGTATTCCCCACCCTCCTCGAGGGCGTCGTTGATAGCAGAGTTGATCTGGGAAGGAGGCCAGATGTGATAGATCTCAATACGGTCTGCGGCAGCCGGAGCAGTATCAAACGGCCACTCGGGGATGATCTTGTTCCCACTTCGCTCGAACGCTTGGATACGCCGCTCTGTGCCGTAGACCCCGGCCGAATCGGAAACGTATACCCAGGCATTCTGCCAGAAGTTCTCTGTTTGGGTTAGAGACGGAGCGTAGATCACGTCCGTCGTCTGGATAGTTGCGGACGTGGGATCAGCTAAGGCAACATCCGTGTCCCCATAGGCAAGGAAGAATGGCATCCTGGCCTTCAGGGCGATTGCCCGTCTCAATGCTTGTCGAGTTGCGGTCGGTTCGGTCATGCGCCCATCCTATGCTAATGCTATGCCCCACTTGTCGGATAGATAGGTTTCCACAAGGCCCCTGTTGGCACTAGAGAGTGCGCCCGTGTAGACGACGACCTCATAGAGTTGACCATCGAACCCATACTGGGTCATGTCATACTCGCGCCCCATACCCACCGTCCCCCCAAGAGCCTTCTGCGCCCACGCCTTACCGGTCGCTATGGACGCCCCATCACGGAAGACGCTTGCCCCCGCATCATCAAAAACAAACGAGAGGATTTGAACGGCATTGGTTGCCGCAACGGCGTTGTTCCATCCCTCCGGAAGAGTGATCCAGCCGACCCAGCCGACTGTCGCCGTAACACTAGAGACAATGAACCTCCCGGTCTGAAAGTCAAAGAGCCGTTGATCCGCGTTTACATTTGTTGTCTCTGTTTTGGTAGCAAAGATGAAGGTGTAGTCTTGTGCGCTCACTCCCGTAGAAAAATCGACCAGCATCCCATGATTGGTGCGGTCGAAATCTACCCCCGGTAGGCCATTCTGCTGGTTGGTCATGTAGATCGGCTTCTTGGCCTCAGTGGTCTGAGTGGCATGACGAGCGTTGCCGCTCAGGTCACTCCAGGAGGCGACGGGGTCGTTATTCGCCAGTCCTGTTATCTCGCTGGCGTCCAGCCACAAGACAAGCCCCACAAGATCCGTAGGTGCCCAAGCGGCCGCAGCTATACCTTTTGATCGACGAACTCTACGCATCATCTTACTCCCTATGTCGTCACAGAGCGGACGGTCGCTACTCTCCCCAGGACGAATATCTCCAGCTTGTCCGAATCCGCCGCGATCGAGTCACAGTCAAGGATCTTCATCGACCAGTGGTTCGGCATGATGATGTCCGGTAGCGTTCGGGTCAGATGGTCGGTATCGACAAAGGAGGTCATATCCTGGCCCCCAACGAAGAAGTTGTAGTATCGAACTCCACTACCCGCCGTAGCACTGTCCGCCGCCGCCTGATTGACCGCCGACACCGCTCGGAAGATAGGGTCCTCATCTGAGTCCTGATAGATGACCTGGAGCCTACGGTTCCCTGCCGTATCTGTCGTGGCAGTCATTTGTATCCGAATGGAATCAATCAGGTAGATCAGGTTCCCGTCAGTCGGGGCGCTGGATGTCCCAAACACCCATTCCCCATCCGCCGCCCCAGCTGCTGTGTCCGAGTATAGAAAGGGTCTCCATTCATAGTCAGCGGCCATGTTACGCCTCGTATCCGGCGATCTCGCCAAAGACCTGAAGTTCCATCAGGTCGCTGCCAGGGTCTAGGGCCGACTGTTCTAACACAACCAGGTTGCAGCCCTCGGGCAACCAAACGTCCGGCAGGGTATTGGTCAGTTGGTCAGTGTCTACGAAGGCTGTCTGGTCGGCAAGGCTGGTCCCGAAGTTGTAGAACCGAACCGCCGACGCAGCTAGCACCGCTCCACCCCGAACCTCCAACACGATGTCCCCATCCGAGTCTGTCATCCGAACCACGGGGGTCCGGTTCCCTACCGTATCGGACGCTGTGTACTTCAGATGGACCCCAGTGATGTGAAGGATTCGCCCAGTGGGAACGGGGAGCGTATCCCCTGCCCCCGTCAACGTGCTGTCATTGTGAAAGTAAGGCTTCCAGTCCATTTGCTCACCTCGCGTTATCCACCGCCAAAATCTGTGATTGATACTGGCGGTCCCTACCCGTCCCAAGCCGGACGGAAATCCTATCCTGTTCAGCCTCTAAGTCCCGCGATCTCATCCCCGAAGTCAGGGCGGCCTCTCGGGCGGCCTCGTCATCCATTGCCGTCTTCACATGTCGATAGCGGTCCGCAAAGACTGAAGGCACCCCAAGGTTGTGGCCGGGCTTCAGGTCGTAATACTGATGCATAATCCGTACCCGGATCGGCAGGAGCCTAGGCGTCGGAGTACCATTGACCATAATCGTCTCCACCACCCCTGGGCACTGCACGTCTTCTTTTGGCCCATTGGCGATCATCCAGTCCAGTTGCAGCTTCTTAGATTCCCTGGTAGCAACAGACTTGGTCCTAGCGTCCTGATACATCTTGGACGCCCGAGCTTCCATTTGGGCCTTCTTATCGCCCGTAGCAATCCGCTTCTCGGCGTCCGACCAAACCTCGTCATAGAACTTCACCGGATCCTCAGACCACCGACGCTCGGCGTCTTCAATCTCAGAGGCCCGTGCCCGCATCTTGTTGATGTGATCGGCATACTTCGGGTTCTCTAGGACTGACTGATCCCCCATCAGGTACCGATCCAGAGCTAAGGCAAGCTCCATCGCCTCTGCCTGCTTGGCCGTCGGCATCTTGGTCAGGAATGCCCTGACCGCCGGGTCTTCCCCAATCCCATCCAGACGGACCTTGGAACGAAGAATCTCCTCAGCCCGCTGCTGGGCTGCCGCTCGGCGCTTGCGTCGGCTGCTCATCTGGGACCTCCTCCCCGTCGTAGTAATCAATGTACTCCTCAATCAGCTTGAGGTTCTTTTCTTTCTCTTCCTTCTTAGGGTCCTCAATCTTGTGTCCGTTCGGGTCGTAGAGGACCGGGCCTTCTTGTTCCGATAGACGAACATCGGCCCCAAAGGTTGGGGCAATCTGCCTATCTATACGGTTCAGCAACCCATTGATATACTGACGAGCACCCGTTACGGCATTCAGCCTTCCGAACGATTGCTCAATTTGCTTCATGGCGTTCTCAAGTTCTGTCTCCCAGCGGGCCTTCTCATCCGGCGTCTTTGCCGCCTGGATTTGTCCTGCAAAGTAGTTCCTGACCCCCTGAACGGAATTGAGCTTTGCCATCGCCTGGCCCTCTTCATTCTTCATCCGGACCAGATCAAACTCAATGGCCTGCCGCCCGACGTTTGGGAGCCAGTCGAACCCATACCGCTGCCCCCGTAGCAGGTTGGCTTCCTTGGGCAGATGTATCTTGACTCCCCGCCCCATCATGAAGCCAATCCAGAACTCCCCATTCGGTCGCTGATACTTGTACTCGGTGTCACTGGCCATCTCGACACCATACATCCCGACTTCCTTGTAGCCCATCCAGGCCGCAAGTCCCAGCATATAGGATATGGAACTACAGTAGTAGTTGATCCCCAGGTCCCTCTCGATCTCATCTAAGGGGAACTTGATGGATGCGGGAACGTCGGCAAACTGATCCTGCATGTAGATCGGGAATGCCTTGGGCTCCCCGAGAGGTTTCTGTGCTCTCAACCACTCCGGGTGCTTAGGGTCGTTTGGATTGCCTTGGCGCATGAAATCGAGGTAGGGGTGTATCTGGAACCATCGGTCCCAGCGCCTCATCCACTGGAAGCGGTACTCCTCATTGAGACCCCAGATTTCCCATGTAGGGTCGTCAAATGGAGCAAAGTGGCGGGTCGTCTTAGAGAACGCAACGATCGCCACCTTATCGGTCACGCGTTTCCAAGGATCGGTGACCCTACCAGTCGGACCTGGCCTCTTCTCCCGTGCGGGGACCTCCCGACGCTCAACAGGGATATCCTCCACGGGCATCGTGAAGATCTTATCGTCCATGTTCATAGGACAACCTCCTGGTTGTTGTCGGGGAGAGGACACGGAACTCCAGGATAGCTCCGCCTCGGGATCTGGCCCTAGTCCCCTCCCCTAACTATGGTAGATTGTTACCGGAAAGCACCCGTTACCCAAGACTGCTTTCCGCTATTCAGACGGTAAAGCAACACGGGGGTAACAACACCAGCACTCGCACCAGAACCCCACACGAAACTCAGGGTCGCTCCATCGGGATAGTCCGTATCCGTGTACTTCTCGAACCTCCAATAGAACGGCCTGGAATCTGTGTCTGCTAGGGTTCCTTGACCAAGATTGATCAGATGGTTTCCATCTGAGTCGTCAACGGTTGCCGTGATGTAGTCGGCCCATGCTGTGCTAACACGAAACCCGATACCCACGACCTCGCAGTTACCAGGAAGCGTGAACATTGCGGCCGGGGACGTATCCGAGTAGGTGATAGCATCACCATAGGCTTCCCAGAGCATCGCCTCAGCCAGTTCTTGGGCAGGCCAACCGAGTTTTGGTGCAGGCTTGATAAGCACTACTGACATGGTTGGTCTCCTTTACCTGGCCATCGAGTAGATGAGGATGAACTTCGTCAGTCCAGCATCACAGGCAGTCGTGCTGAGGGGGAACGTAGCCGCGATGGTCGCTCCCGTGTCGTAGAACTTGCCTAGTGCGTTGCTAGCTTGCCGACCGATCCCCGTAGGCCCGTTGGCCGAGTCGTTCGGGGCGAGTTGAGTGTCAGTGAACCAGGTATCTACGCTGGACGTATCTCCAACGGTGATGTTTCCATCATCACTGGTTCCCCAAGAGTCCGGGGTGATGCCATAGATGCCGTGAACAAAGACCCCCGCAGGTAGTGTCCACAGGTTCACGGTTTGTGCGGCCGAAGAGCCGGTCACGGCGATGTCGTCACTATCGACATCCGTACCCCACGTCACAGCCGATGTGTTCCGACCCGTCAGGTACATGATGACTTCGTCGGCTCTCTCCGCCCAGGGGTTGTCCCCTAGGTAGATGTCACCGTAGGGAGGAATAGTTTTAGCCATTATTCCTCCCTTATCGAGCCATAGACCAAACGAGTACGAACTTGGTCAGTCCAGTCACAACGGCCGAGTGGGCAAGCGGGAAGGTGGCGGAGATGGTTGCACCCGTGTCATAGAACTTTCCGGCCGGAGGCGTCAAGGCGTTGGTCTTGAAGACGCCAGCGGCATCGGTCGCGCAGGGGGCGAGCAGCGTGTCCGTAAAGTACGTATCCACTGCGCCTGTGTCCCCAACCGTGATGTTGCCATCGTCGCTGTTGGTTCCCCAAGAGTCGGCCGTGTTGGCATAGATCGCTTTCACGAACGCTCCCGCAGGTAGAACCCACAGGCCCACCGTCTGGGCCGCCGAAGACGCCGTTACAGCGATATCGTCGCTGTCCACGTCCGTCCCGTAGGTCACAGCCGATGTGTTCTGGCCTGTCAGGTACATGATAACCTCGTCCACTCGCACGGCCCAGGGGTTATCGCCTAGGTACTGATCTCCATACGGAGGAAGGGTTTTAGCCATTGCAAAATCTCCTTACTTACCGGATTACGAGCTAACTGCGTGCTCTAGTGCGCGGACCCAAACGGCATTCAGAACCGCGGACTTGTGGACCATCTTCCAGCCGATCGTCCCACGCTGCTTCAACGGGTCGAACCCAGTCCCACCAAGGTCATTGATGATGAGTTCAACCGGTTTTTGCTGCGGGCGTCCGGTCTGGACAGCCAGTTCCCCACCGCCTGCATCCAAACTCACGTTCGGGGTCAGTGCCGCGATCCCTGCCGCTCCGATGGCCTCGTTACCCATGAAGAGGGTCGTATACACATCGATCGAACTGGTGCCCGCGGCCGAGTTCACATAGGCATTACTGGTCACATAGATCTTGCAACGCAGAAGGCTACCCATCTCGCCACGTCGGTACGCCTCTCCGCCCTCACGAGTGATAAGCGTAGCGAACATCGAGTCCTGCATCAGGGTGAGCCAGGTGAAGGGGTGAGCCACAACCCAGTAGCTATTACCCTCGATGGGCATGGCATTCGCACTGTCGAGGTTCGCCACCTGGGATAGGAAGTCGGAGAACGCGATCTTGTCATTCGTGGAGTCAACCGTAGCGGTCGTGGTGGCCCCACCTGCGTAGTCCGCCGTCGCCCCAGCCTCAAGAACGTCGCGGATCAGGGTGTCCACAGACAGCCCTGCCTGTTCGCCCAGGATGCTGGAGAACTCAGAGAGCAAAGGATCGTAGGCCGTCATGATGATCTTGTCCGTGAAGCCAAGCCAAGCACCATACCACAGGGGCGTGATGGTGGTCGTGGCCACGGTCGGGCTAGCCAGCTCGTTGGGGGTGTTCCCCTCCGTCAACTCGGATGTAACGGCTGAAAGCCCGGCGTACTTGCGAAGTTCGTAAGCACCAAACTGATTGAGTCGTGCAGAGGTGACGTGCTTGCCGTGAACAAGGCGCGGGAGAGCACGGCTGAGTAGCCGCTTCTCGTAAAGCGTCTTGACGGCATCACTCAAAGCAGCAACATTGGCGTGAGCCATCGTAAGTCTCCTAGTTTATCCCCCTTGTCAGAACGCCTTACGGCGTAGACAAGCCGGGGATTTGTTTGTTCAGGTCTTGTTGTCCCGTCTCGAAGATCCGCCAGATTTCCTCTTCGGAGAGTGGTCTGCCGACCTTCTCGGAGTACAACTTCTGCAACTGCGCAAATGCCTCATTCGGGGTCATCTGTGCAGGCGGCGTACCTGTTCCCGTCACGACCTGAGGTGGCGTTGGGCGTCCAGGTACGGGGGCCGCAGGTTGGACCGGAGCAACGGCCGCAGGTGCCGCTTCCGCTTTGGCGCGCAGGTCTCGGATATACTCCTCGAACCGGCTGTCCGCCTCACGGAAGAATACATCAGGGTCGGAGAACTCTAGGTCTGCCAAGTTGACACCCAACCTGGTCAGACGTTGAGCATAGTTGATCATGGAGATGGCTGCTTGGCGAGCACCCTTCTCCTGCTCCAACTCTTCCTGCAATCTTCGCTCTTTGTCCGTTCGAGACTCGGCTTCGTAGGCTGAACGCTCTTCCGGCGTCATTCTTGCCAGAAGATCCGATTCCAACCTAGAGGTCAAATCACGAATCTCGCGGTCCCGCTCTGCCAATTGACGGGAATACTGGGAATCGAGTTTGGACTGGAGACCAGCCATATCTCTCTTCCACTTGGCCTCAATGGCATCCCGCTCCTTGGCCATGCGGGTGTTCCACTCAGCCTCGGCATCGACAGGCTGTGCAGGGGCATCCACTACACCAACTGCGCCTGGTTGTACAGGGGCAGGTGCAGGAACTCCCGTGGCGGGCACCGTGGGCTTATCACCCTCAGAACCGCCAGTAGCGCCTTCAACTCTTGGCATCGGAAACATCGTCTTTCTCCTTTATTGTAAGGTTCACCACTTAGACTACCACACCAGATGGGCCTAGCGCAAGTGTTATTGTCAAGACGGTTACTTACGAACCTTAGCCTTTTCTTGACCTTCTGCCATCTTGGCCAGAAGTTCCTCTTCCTCTGGTGATAAGCCCCCAGTTGTTCCTCCACCCCCGCCCGATCGGGTCAAGCTGGCCCCTCCCAATGGGGGCAAGTTGCCCCCGGCCCCACCAGAGCCCAACCTCCTCCCGGCCTGGAGCAGTTCTCGCCCCTCGGCAGCACCACGATAGCCCAGAGGGATGTAGGACAAACGCCGGGTAGGCGTCCGGGTTCCACCACCCCCTCCACGCCTGCCTCCCCCTCCACCGCCACCTCCGCCCCCTCTAGTTGTGGTAACTTCACCAAGGTAATACTGTGCCCAGACGGGATGGGACATGCCCCACATATCCTTCATGGCATAGTATTGATCGATCAGGCCAGATAAGGTTGGATCCTGCTCCCTGGCAGCGGCCCGCTCCGATTGGCTGAGGGACATGTACCAACTGAAGGTTGTCCAGAAGTCCTCCCCAAGCCGCCCCGTCACAAGTCCCCGAAATTGGTCCTGCTCCTCTCGGGCCTGTGAGCGGCTCGCAAGCTCCTCATCACCCACCGGCTGGTTGTATCCAAGCTCCCTCAAGGTCCGTTCTAGGATGGCCTCAAACTGCTGGGCGTCTTCGGGATTCCGCCAATCGGCCGTGGAGGTTGTCCGTCGGAACGCCTCCATCCACCCGTCATCGCCCTCATTCCGACGGAATGTATCCATAAAGTCGTCGTAGGCGGCCCCAGGTGGGACACGATTGAGAAGGTTCCAGATGCGCTCATCCCGTCCCGCAGCGGCCTCTCCAACCCGCAACTCTGCATTCTGAGCCTGACGATCTTCCATGGATAGGATGGCCCGCCCATAAAGGCCCTGCCGAATGTCTTGAACCGTGAAACGATCCCCGTACCGGGCCTGCATCCACTCGATGATGTCTTCCTCAGTCGGACGACCATCCGGCCCAAACTGACGTAGGAAGTTCCTCTCAAGAAGTTCCCGCCCCTCGGGGGTTGTTGCCTTCCCAACCTCTTCGTAGTACCGCTCTTGGAAGTTGTGAACCCAGACGTAGTTGATTGCCGAGTGAATATCGTCGGTTTCGATCCGCCACTGCTCCAACCCAGCCGCATTGGTCTCCGCAACCAGCATGAGACCTAGGTCCTCCGGCCGGTTGAGCGCGGCGTTCATGAAGTTGGCCTCAGCAAAACGGGTCTGCATCTCCCTCATCATGGGGGCCGCAATGGCAGGTAGGCGGTCCAGCCACGTCTGGTAGTCCCGCTGGTAGTCAGCGTAGACCTCATACCGATCAGGATCCCACGACGGAGCCCCATCCAGTAGGGTGTGCCACCACAGGTTACGGAAGTCCTCGTAGACCAACTGTTCGGGCTTGTAGCCGATAACCCAATCACGGGGCGCTAAGGGGTACCGCAGTTCCAGGTCTGCTACCTCGGCCGCATATCGCCGCTGGATTTCAATTTCGACCGCGGGGTTGTTACCGGCCGGCAGGGCATGTAGAGCTTGGTCTCTCACCTGTCGAATACGCTCCCACTCAGCCATATACTCATGCCGCTGGCGCTGGGATTCTATGTTGAACGCCACGATGACGTTGTAGCTCATCCCATCCACAGACTCGTAGGATGAGGAAACCCGACTGACCCGATCATAATATGCCTGGGGGCTCTCTCGGGTCGGGTCATAGGGCTCTGATCCAGACGGAACCCGAACCCAGGAGAAAGCCGTATAGAGGTTGGCGGCGTAGTTCGCTGGCACGTCATTGATGCGGCTGGTGATGATGCCCCACATCTGCTCGATATCCTTCGGTAGCTCCAACATGTGCGCCCCAAGAACATCGTTGGCAGCCCACCGCAGGCGGGCATTCTCGGCCCTGGTGTAGAGTAGGCGGGCATCCGCGTCTGTGTGCATTCTTGGATAGATCCCCGTGAAGTAGCCCAGAGTCGCAGTCAACCAGTCATCCGTCTGAATATGGCCGTAGGCTTCTTCCCATAGCCTCTGGGCCGCCGGGTCCTCGCCCCGAGCATACATGTCCAAGGCATTCTGTGCCGTATCCAGAAGCGCCCACCTTTGAGCGTCCGTCATGCTTGGATCGGCAATTTGCTCCAGGAAGCTGATTAGGATCTGCTGCTCGACTAGGAAGTCGATGTAGGATGCGTCGGGATCCAAAAGTTCCATCGCCAAACGACCAAATGTCGTCTGCCGGGCCACTCTCTTCAGAAGGGCATTAGCAACCGGTGGGATAAGCTGTGCTTGGGGCAGCAAACCCATCGGCTGGTAGATGTCAGCGTCCAACGTCCCCGTAACCCGGAAGAGAAGCGGCACCCAAGGCGATGGGGATGCCCCAAACATCGACAGGGAACGCAACGCGATGCTGGTTGCGATAGTCCCAAACCCTACATCCTGGTCGGTCATCTCCTGAAGATCGTAGTAATCCAGGTTTGGGAAGACGTAGCGCATGGATAACGGCCCAGTCGGGTTCCACCACATCCCGTTCCCCAAGGGGATCAGGCCCCGCATGGACGGCAGCGGTTCCCCCCTGGATGTTGCAAAGCCGTGCTGCCAGGCGACCATGCTGGTGTTGCTCATGTACCGTAGGTACCATCCAACCAACTCTGGATCGTGAACCATGGCCCCCAACCAGAATGGGATCGATCGGGATGGGAACATCCAGAACGGGACGACATTCTTCATCATCCGGTCGAACTGAGAGAACTGATGGTAGCCGATGAAGATACGGTTGGTCTCTTCGAGGACGCCCCGATAGTTGCGACCCAAGAACTCGCCCCCACTCATGACGGCCTCTTCACCAAGCGCCATGTTCTCGACGTAGCCACGCCCAATGCGTTGGATGAGGGTCTGCTGCTCAGGAGATAGCTGACGGAAGAGGACATCCCCCTCAACCATTCGATTACGAATGTGAGAGCGTATGTCATCCGTCAATTGACGGAACTGATTGACGAAGGCTGTTTGGTCGTCCAGAGCCCGGAAGTAAGCCACCACGTTCGGGTCCATCATCTCCCGGCTAGGATATCGGAACCGACGACTACCAAGCCCCATCGGGATGCCCTCGCGCTCGGCCTCTCTCATAATACGGGCTTCCCACGCCGAGATTAGTTCCTCAAGATGCCTCTCGATCTGTGCTTCCCGACGAAAGTCACCAGCCGCCGCATAGGCGTGCATCCGCATCCGAAGATGTTCAGCCAAGTTATCGAATGAATCAGTCGCCATTCGTCCATCAGGAAGTCTCTGTCCCCCATACAGATCGTTGACACTCCGACCGCTGTCAAAACTGAAGGGCTCCTGAACATTCGGCCCTATCATCTCTCCCCATACACCCCGCCTCAGGTTTTCCTGTCGAGCCTGTAGCGATGCTTGTGCCGCCGCTCTAGCCTGGGCTACCTCGGGAGCAGGAGCCTGAACCCCAGGCGGGGACGCATCCAACGGCAACCACTCTACAGATCCCTCGGGGAACAGGACATAGCGGTAGGGTTGATCCGTTCGGCTTGTGGCCGCGTCAATGGCCTCCTGAAGTCTTCTCTCATAGTCCGGTCCGGGCGCAACCGTTACATTGTTGACACCCTGACCATGTTCAAACTCATACCGAATAGCCGCCCGCCGACCATCTTGGTATTGTTGCTCTGTTACATAGGCAACCCGTATTCTCTCTTGGTGATCCGTCCACGTTCCAACCCGTAGTCCGGCATATCCTTCGGCGTCCGTTAGAGTTCCGCCAAATCTACCAAATCTTCCCGGCTGGGCACTTGGGTCAGGTTGCCCATGGTAGACAACCCTTAGCCCTTGATGTTCAGCTAGTTCCCGGTTCCTATCTGCAATCTGACGTAGGGACGGGGGCGGGGGTGCTTCCGGAACCGTAACCGGCCTGGTTGCCCTGGCGATCCGCTCGGCGGCCTCGGCCTGTTCTCTGGCAATGAGTTCCGCGGCCCCTAGGAGTTCCCCTTGCTGATTCCGAAGCGTCCGCACCGGTGTATCCAACCAGGTAGCAACTTCGGGGCTGGCAGCGGTTCCATTGAATCCAAGGCCCCGGAGAAACTCATTAGGTACGGAACCCCAAGTCGATGAGACCGTCGTAAATGCCCCACCCGTATGAGAAAGGACTCTCAACGACCCATCAGGGTTTAGTTCTATCGTATAGCCCGCCGCCTCCAAGAACGATCGCGGCGTAAACAGTTCGCCGGATTCAACCAGGGCCTGAAAGGCCGCCGGATCTGCCTGCATTAGATGCTGGGACTCCTCCAGGGCTCTTGTGAGAATGGTGTCTGCGGCCCGGTACTCCCCTGCGATGATCTCATAGACCTGTCGCCAACGCATGTTCCGCGTACGAGGGGAGTAGGGGACATTGAGCGCCCAGGCCAAAACCCAATTTCGGTGGTCTCCAACTCGGGCAAACCGACCAAGAGCTAGATCGAGATCTCCCAGATACAACGACTGCAAGTTCAGTTGAGCAGCCTGCTCTAGGGCCAGTCGAGATGCCGTGACATCGGCTGCCGTCCTTGCCGCCTGCAAAGCCCCCTGGGCTGCCTCGTTGAGATCGGCCCGCAGGTTCGATAGGGCGGCGGATGTCCGTCCCATCTGCGCCCCTGCCCTCGCTGCGTCCCTTCGGATAGATGGCCCTTCCTCACTAAAGAGTTCATTCAACTGCTGAGCCCCCGCCTCGTTACCATCCGCCCGCAGACGACCTATGTCATCTCGCAAGCCAGCATCAGCCTCATCCAAAAGGTTCCGCCCAGGAGGAATGTCGACAGCCTCCGGGGCCGCTGCCGGAGTTACGGTAACTTCTGGGGCGGCTGTTGGGGCGGCGGGCATAGCATCCAATGCCTCTCTCAGAAGGCGGGCATCCTCTCTCATGAGGTAGAATTCCTGCATTCCCTCCTCGTATGCTCCCTCGCCCAGGAGGATGTCTTCTAGGCGCTGTAATTCTGCCTGTGCTTCCCCCCTGGTTCCCTCCCATACGCCAGTGGGTCCCTCAACCCTGATCCTTTCGGGGATGGCCGTGGGCGCGGCCTCAACAGCCGCCCTTGAAGGCAAGCCTACATTGTCAACAACGACCCTAGCCTCCCCGTCTGCAATGCCTCGCATCTGATCTCGAATATCCCGATATACACGGGTGGCAAGAGCAGACGCGTCATCCTCGCTTATACCTAACCGCCCAGCAACACTCGCAATGGCCGCCCGAGCTTCCGAAGCGGGTAGAGGATTCTGCCCCCGCATGGTCCGGGAAAGTTTGGAGCCGGCATCATAGAGATCCCTTTGAACATCAGAGGCGAAGGTAATCTCGGCTTGTCGATGTCCAGCGCGCCATGAGCGGGTGAGAGTTTCTCTTGGTGCTGGTCTCACATTCTGCGTCGGCCCAGGATGTGCAGGGGCTTCAGGAGGTGGAGCGTCTGGGGGCACCTCCGGGAGGGTCCCAGCCTCCATCGCATCGTCTACAGCATTGGCCGCCCCGTTCATCCTCTCGGGATCGATCGGCACGTCAGCACCTGGCATGTTGCGGAGGTTCTGCAAGTTCTGGGCCGCCTGATCCTCCTCGAAGCCGGCCAGGATGTCATCAAACAACTGCCCTATGGAACGATCAATCTCCTCCGGCGTCCCACCCTGCTGAAGGATGTCCCGGACGCCCTGTTCAATCACGGCATGGGCGGCACGGGCGTTGGGGTCGTTCCCCAACAGGTTCATCATCCGGTTCATCAGGTCTTCGCTCAGGATCAGGGGGACACGGCCTCGGGTCCTCAACCCGGCAAGGAGATCCAGGACCTCTGTCATCCGGGACGGGTTGGCAATCCCGTACCCCGTCGTACTCCTACTCACCCGATAACGAAGGCTTCTCAACAGGGCCGATGCCACCGGATCTGCCTGACTCTCAAGAAGAGCGGCGGAAAGCCAATTATCCAGATGGTGTGCCATGATGGAAACATCAGTCTCATACAGGCGCAGGTAGGTTGCGGCTCGGGCGGTGACTTCGGTCCCCTCCCAGATGGCCCCTAAACCTCCAAGCCAGCCGTTCCAGGCCGGTATCCGTCCGTGGCGCACTCCCTCCTCAGCACCCATGCGGAACCACTCTACGAAGTTCCTTGGTAGACGGCCCTCGAGTGCCAGATCCTCTAGGCTACGGCCCCCAAGTTGGGTCGAATGTAGGACCATCCTAAGATCCTCGGGGAAGAAGGTCCCAAGTTCCTGGAATCTGGCCAGAATTGTGTCCAAGGACTGGAAAGGGTTTGAGCCCGTGATGATGGCTTTGAAGTAGGTATCAATGATGTTGTTGATGACAAAGGAAGGCCGGGCTCTCAGCACCATTGTCGTCCAGAAGCTCATGAACCCCTGATAGGTGTCGTTGATAGCCACCATCGCCCGTACCAAGCCACTAACGTTGGATGAAGGGCGCACCATCACACCTTCGAGCCGACCAATCGCATCCTCAGGGATCCCGTGAAGATCCCAAACGTTATCTATGTTTCTTGAGAAGTCACGAAATAGTTGTTGTGGATCAACACTATCCAGACCTAGCTCTCTCAGAATTCGACGCACTCTCCCAATCGTGGCCGGCTCGTTGGTTTGGTGATACGCCCAAGCAATCAGACCCTCATCCAAATACCGAGTCCCCCGTGCTCCCCCAAGCCCCGGAAGAACTCTCAACTCCAAATACCTCTGCCGGAAGCGTTCGGAAAGCGCGTGCACTAGGCTCCGAGGCTCACTGGCAAACGCATTGGCCGAGCGGACCAGTTCCAGATCAGTTGCCGCAGTCCGTCCCGCCCCAGCCTCCCGACGCAAAACGACTAGCCGAGCCTCCGCTACCTCATCGGCGGCATCCGATACCATTGCAACAAACTGCCGCTCCGTAAAGGGGGCAGCTTCGGTTCCTAGTCTCTCAATGAGTCCCCTGAACCGTCTCATCAGGTTGTCGGTCAGGCCATACCGTACCCGCTCGACGCCGGTCATCGGATTCGTCCTATCAAACATCCGATGAATAACATGCAACATCCCATCCGTCCCCGTCACCCGCTCCGTAGCGCGGGCGATCGTGCCCATAATGCGCCCACCCCATGACCGACCCCAAACATACGAAGCCGATAGATGTGCCATCCCTCTGAAGATCTCTCGGGCAGCCACAAATCCCCGCCCCACGACCGGGGCGTGTTCCGCCATCTCCCATGCCGCCCGAACCCCCTTCCCAAGAGCCCCACCCAATGACCTTACAATATCATCAGCAAACGGGATGGAAACATAGTTGAATACGTCCGTGAGGCCCTGCCAAGCAAACTCCAGACCTTGGTCCGCATTGACCATCGTAAGCTGGCGCATCTCGTCTTGGCCAGGCAAGCGTCCCTGTTGAAGAATGAATAACCAGATGTTTCGGTTATCGGCCTCCCATCGCTCCTGGCCGTCCGCCAAAAACATGTAACTGGCTGTCCATCCACCCATTCCAACCGAATGGAACTCGGGATCATACGAGTCCCGCAAGGCCCCAACCGCCGCAGATCCCCTCTCAAACAGAGCGTTCATTTCATCTTGTGCCTGACGCCCGCTTGTCCACCTAATTATGCTTTTGGGGTCCATCCATCGATTGTACTGGTCCACAAGGTCCTGAATATCCTCCATGCGCCGAAGTGGGGCATCCCGGATTTCAACAGATTCTTGGATAATCTCCTCGGTCATCTCCGGGGAGACGCCCGACAACAACATCGTCTGACGAGCCCCATCCAGGTCGTCCGCTCGGATCTGATTTATCACATGATGGCGAGATACCCCAAGCAGTTCGTCATGGGGCACTGGAGATTCAACCTCTTCACTAAAGACGGACTTGACCACCTCCACAATAGCAGCCGGAATCTCGGCTTCCAGCAATCCAACGAAGTTGGTTACATCTTGCGAGAACGTCTGCCACCCCGCGTCTTCTTCTAGTCTCTCAACAAAGGGAGCCTGCTCTATTGGCTCCTGACGTATTTCTCCGACGCCGGCCCGCCCACTTATCAACGCACGCGGCTCGGCACTCAAAGTGTAGGCCGGCTGAAAATACGTCCTCAAAATACCAGGAATCGCATTCTTGATAAGAGACCAATCCACTATGAGCCCACGCCAAGAAATGGAGGACGTTTTTACGAGGAAGTTTACGACAGGGTTCCGCCTACGCAACTCAATCCAGTCCTGCATCCGATTGAAGGTTAGGCGGTTCCACAAAGAGCCGGCATGTTGTAATAGATCCCGATCCTCAAAAGGCTGTACGGAGAATGTTCTTAGTTCCGTCTCTCCTCGATGGTACAGATAAACACTCTCACCCGAGGCCGGCGGTCGTCCTGTGATGCCCAGCGCCGATGGGAAGTTCAGCCACCCATTTTCTCGAAGAACCCCCCTTTGTGTCACCAGATGTTGGTATTCCCTCATCCGTTCTGAGTTTTCAATCCCCTCTAGGTTCCCCTCCGCCTCCATCTGTGAAATCTGGTTGTTGATCTCCACTACGTCCCAGTTCTGAGGACCTGCCGGACGAATGACGTGCCCGCCCGCCAAAATCGCTTCTGGGATCTGAGCATGTTCGGGTGGGGCCGCCTCCGCCTCCATAGGAATCTCTCCGACCCGCGGGCCGGGTTTTCCCCGGACCAAGGACATTGGAGACCATGCCCCCTGGGCAGGAGGAGCCCCCTGGGCGGGATGAAGAAGAAGAGAATCCGCGGGCCGTCTCTTTGGCCCCGGATCACCAGGCCCCTTTATCCCCCGACCCGTAGCAACGTCCCTGAATTCCTTGGAGCGTGGATCCAGTCGAGGAAATCTCGATTGTTTGAGCGGCATAGGTTATTCCTTGGGAGCTTCGACCGTCACTTGCCGTGCGCGGGGAGGTTGGGTAACTTCCTTCATCAGGACCAGCACCACGTCCATGTTGAAGGGAGCCCACGCAACAACCTTGTATCCGTCCATACCAAACTCGTTCAGACTCTTCTCTGACTCTATGTTGTTGGTAGCCGTCACTCGGGTAATCTTGTACTCGTATTTCATCTCAGCCTCCTGGGGCTAGAAATATAGGTACTTCGAACCACGAGCCCGGCCAAACGTCCCGGCCTGGGTCGTAGGTCGTAGATTGAAATTGGTAAAATAGGGCTGTGTTAGGGATTGTCCGAGAGGACCATAGGCACCCAACTCCCCACCCTTAGCCGTAGCTAGCAAAGGATCCACATTAGAGAGCATCTCCATGTAGGATTGGCGTGTCTTGCCTCCGCCCGTTGATGTCACTCCACCCAGAACGTCCTGGAGCCACCGATACCCGGCCCCCAACTTGCTTGCATCCCCTCCAGCCTCGGATGCAATGAGATTAGACAGGGTTTGGATAGCGTCCTGCGATCGCTGGGTTCCCATGAAGTATGACGTGTCCTGCTTACGTCCTTCCATGAAGGCAAAGTCTCTTTCCTCCCAAGCATCTCCGCCCGTCACAGACTCAGGGGAGTAGGGGGTAAGATCCTTCCCCCAAACCGTGTACAGTTGGTTTGCAACCCTCGCCTGGTCCTCTGGAGATAGATAGGGGATCAGGGCATTCGCCATCACCGTCCAGGCTACGTCCGGCTGGTCCATCAGGGCACGATCGGTCGGAACCCAAGGCTTCCACCAAGCCGGGACATTCGGCCCCGCAGCCTGATAGGTCCCCGTTGTCCACGAGATGGTAGGCGCAGCACCTCCGCCCCCACCATCGCCACCCCAGCCCCCATCACCCCCACCTCCCCCAAGGTACTCTTTGGGGGGCATAAAACCTGGCATCTTCCCTCCCATAATCTCGGGCGGGGTATATTGGGAAGGGCCACCACTCCAGTTCACTGCTTCCTGGTTCCACCAATCGGGGCTCATTGAGGTCCCTAAATAGGAACGACGCCATTGACTGACCTCTCCAAAGGGGGTCAGGCTGCTCGGGCGGATGACATCAGCCCTCTCTCCAGGCAGAACTGGAACATCTGATCTAGTCTCATCCCGGAAGTATCTAGGGCTTGTTGTCCTTGGCGCAGTGTACGTAGTGCCTCTTGGTGAACGTGTAGTCGTCGTGCGCCTAGACGACTTATAGGCAGGTGCAAAATCACCCGTTGTCCTTGGCATTGTGGGCCTTCCTTTTCTCCATGTCGATCAAGTACCGCTCGACCTGCTCATCCCCATAATGCTCTCGCAGAGTCTTGATGCTGTCCGGAGATATCTTCATATAGAAGTCAAGATCCGGGTCCATTGCCATCCCGGCCTGGCCCTTGAGCATGTTCAGGGCCTTCTTGTAGTTGCCTTTCATCCGTGCGAGATTGTTCACTGAACTCCTCCTGTCAGCATCCCAGGAGCCGCATTCGCCAGAGCATCCATCATGTCCGTGGCTGCCTGGCCTGGGGCTTCCCCACCTGCCTGTTGCCTAGTTGGCTGGCCAGTCGACCCCATCCCGCCCATCATCTGCTCAGGGTTGCTAGGCTCCTTGGGCCGCCCAGGCTCCCCAGACAACTGTCCCTGCTGCATCATCACCAGGACTTGCTGGGCAATCTCATCGCCCTCATCAGCCGCTTCCTTCAGGGCCGCCATGACGGCATACTGTTTGAAGGCTGGGTGCTGGGTTGCCTGCCACTGGATCAGCTTGTCAACCTCATCATCCGGCTGCTCAATGTCCAGGTACCGCTCCATGATCGTCCAAGGAGACAGCCAAGGGGCGGCCTGCGTCGCCATGGCGTGGTTGCGTACCTGATCGTTAGGGAACTTGGGCTTGATATAGGCCCGCACCAGATACTCGGATACTTCCTGCCCAAATATCTGCTCAACGAAGTCCTTGCCTCGCATCCGCCCATAGGCTCGTATCATCGAGCCGGCACCAAAGGTTGCAATCAGCCGTAGGACCTTCCGGCCCCATTCCGACCACATCCGCTCCAGATGCCGAACCGGCTGCTCCAACCGAATGCGGTTCTGGTCTCCCATCTGGGACAGGGCGTAACCGGCGACTTGTCCGGTCCCCGATCCAAACATCACATCTGCAAACCCGGACTGCTGAAGCCTGGCCCTTAGGTAGTTGATTTGCTGATCAACATCCGGCGGGTTGCCGGGCCATTTGGGAAACTCTAGACTCTCGTCCGGGGTCAACTCCACAACTTTGGTTAGGCCGGGGTCGATGTCTACTCCACGGCCCGCCGCTACCCTCGCAACCATAGGCATCCCGGTATATACCTTGACCTGATGCATCCTACGGTTGACAGATTTCTCCAAGAAATCAATAGTTCCCTCTAAAGGTCGGATGATGCTGTCGAACCCAACAGGGTCTAGTTTCCTTGTAGGTTTGAACTTGCCAATCTCGAAGGGGAGATCTTCGTACCCATCAGCGATCGCCAATGGCCACATCACCTCGCCCGAGTACGTCAGGGCGTGCTGGATCACTTCCTTCTTGACTGTGTAGACCTCCGGCTGTCCCAGGACGGGATTGAATCTTGGCATCCCATCCGGACCAATAACCGGCTGCTCGATCTCCATCTCTGTTCGGCACCAGTAGTCCACCAATTCGGCCTTGGAGGCCAAGTCCATCTTTTGTGATAGACTCCAGGTGGCGTACTTCGGAGGCAACATCCCGAATTCCTGCTCAACCTGATAGGGGCTCATCTGAACGATCCGGAAGATGTGATCGAACCCGCCCTTCCCGCCAGGAATGAACTTGATCTCCGTAGCGTCCAAAACCTTGAGGCACATAGGCGGGGTCTTATAGACCTGGATCGGCTCTCCAGTCTTAGGATGCTGCCCCATCGTCTTCTCGGATTCATCAAGTTTGGGATCCCAAACCGTATAGAGCACAGACGACCCATCCCGGCAGGCTTGCAGGATGCTCTCATACTGAATATCGTAGCCCTCCCGCTCCGATGCAACATCCACTAGACCCACCAGGAACTTCTCGATCCGGCTGGTATCCTCCCGCTCCCCATGCGATGGGCTGAAGCCTAAAGCCCGGAACTCCAGACCGTTGGCCATAATGATCCCGACTGCCAAGTCTGTAACGTTGGTGGCGGTAGGGTCGGGGAACCTTTCCTCTCCAGCCTTGGGCTGTCCTTTGTAGTGGTCAAACTCATACAGACGACGCCACCGACGAATGTTCTCGTGCCAAGGGTTGGAGAATTTCTCCGCCTCAACTCGGTACTTCACGATAGCATCAAGGGTTCTCTTGTTGTCAACTGAGTTTTGATCAAGATAAACTGACATTGATTACCTCTTATCCCGCAACGGCTCGGGTAGCATCGACTGGTCTATGTAGTTTGCGTCCCAGCCTGTTGCATCCGAGAACGGGGATTCGATCCGAATCCGGTTGCTCGTATCAATACCCCCTACCTTCACCACATAGTAAGACGCCATGGCCATGGCTACCGCGGCATCGATAGGGTAGGTGGATTCCTTATCCTTGACCAAACGGAACCCACGCTCGTCTACCTTCGCTTTGGCGAAATGGACATGCTGACGAAGTTGGTCATCAGGGTAGACGGCCATGATCCCCTGCCGGAATAGGTCATACATGTTCTGCGTTGCCGCAATCATGTTGGTGGAGCTTTGTGTAAACTCCACTAGAGGCAGACCCCGTTTGTGTAAAGTCACCATCGAACGGTGGAATTGGGACGGATCGTAAACAATCGCGGCTACTTTGAATGCCTTCGCCATTTGTATGATCCACGCCTCAATCGTCTCCTCAAGATCCAATCCAATCATCCCTGGGGGCGGGGTCCATATCCGGTGGAAGCCCAGCCCGACCTGGGGCCTCATCATATCGTAGTACATCCCCAGCCCAGCCGTGCAGTCGTGCTTGACCCCAATATCCACCCCAATCACCATTGGCAGTGTCCTGGCGGGGTTCTGGGGCTGAAGCATTAGCGGTGCCGTAAGGGTCGTACACTTGTCGTACCATTCGATCGGCATGAACTGCTCTTCTGTCGTCACCCACTCGACCCGGTGCATCCTCAGGAAGTCCGAGGGACGAAGGCTCTGCATCTCGGTCTCGTAATACTCCGGAGTCTGCCAAGGCATCCTGGGCTCATGGTCCCAATAGCAGAACGTCCCACCGCTCTCATAACAAACCGGACCCTTGGAGTCCGTGATGTCCTTCAATTCCTCAACGACCGTCCCATTCTTCACAACCTTGTTGTACATATCGAGAAGCAAGTTCGGAGATTCGTTCTCATACCCAGCGTAAGTTACGATAACTTGGATTGGATTCTTGACTGTTGGAGGGATGGTCATCTCAGCCCACATCCGCATTGCATCCTCACTCGTGTAGGCCCACAACTCATCAAACAACGTACATCCAGGTTGAGCGCCTGCCGCCGACCGATAGTGCTTCGCAAGCACCTTGACAAACGAGCCGTTGGGGAGGTCAATACGGAACTTCTGGGTCCGCGACCGGTCAGATGGAGGAAGTTCCTCATTCTCGTGATCGAAATGCCAACGCATCGCAGCGAACACCCGCGCCTCCGCCTGCTCTATGTCATTGGCGCAAACATACACTTCACTTCCAGGCGGCCCGACCTCCCGGATGTACCAAGTACCAATAGCAGCCGCCAGCAGGGTCTTCCCAGACTTCTTAGGACACGCCCAAATGATGCGCCTATATGGTAATGTCCCATCCTCCTTTGGTGTCAGACAGTGGCGAAGGATCCTCTCGGCTATGGGGAATAGCTCATAGTGACCGCTATCCACAACCTCTGAACTACATAAGAACCCGTTGTCCTTCACCCAGTCCACGAAGCCCCGCATTACAACATCCCCCTTCCGTGATAGCCGAGTCCAAACAATCGGGCGATGGTACCCTTGCGATAGTCCTGGAGGGAAGTCCTCTTCATCGCATTACACGCCCTACACAAAGGCTGCAAGTTGTCAAGTCCCTTCTTGCCCCCCTCATCGATCGGGATCACGTGGTCCCGCTCTAGATTGTCTCTCGACCCGCACCGCAAGCACCTATGGTCAAAGATACGCAAGCACCATTCCCAGTCGTCATTGTTGAAGTCGGCGCTTACTCTCTTGCGCCGCTTCCCTGTGTTGTACCCACTTCCTACCTTCTTGGAATACCACTCCTTGTTCTGGGCCTTCCGCTCTTCTTTGTGCGTTTCGTAGTACCGCTTCAGGGTGGCCTTCCTGGAGGCCGTAGTCATTACTCAATCCACCGATAGTGCTCATGGCCCGACTTGCCACACCAGACCTGAACCTGCAATCTTCCATCAGACAGGAGCCATTCATGACGACGCAGCCGCTTCCCACAGTCAATACAGATATCCATCTCTCCATTGAAGAAGTATCTCTCCTCGTCCGTCAATGGACGAGCAGCTCGCCCCGCCATACAGGTCGTGACCAACATCGCTAGGAAGAGGAAGACTGCGACCGAGATTCCCGCGCCGTCGCTCACTTCTTCTCCTTCTTCACAGTGCTCCAGAGCTTCTTGAAATAGGGCATAGCCGCTTCCCGACTTGGGTACGGCTTGGCGTTCTTGCGTTCACCGGTCTCAGAGTTGACTACGTAGTAGCCATTCCCAGACTTTATGATCTTGTAGGGCACCTACTGTGGGGCTCCTCCCCCTGTTAGAGCCGTCCATAGTTCCATCAAACGTGCCGGCAAATCCCCACGAATACTCCTGTCTAGTTGTCCACCAGGGCCGTAGGTTTGCATCGCCTCCCTGTTCGCAAGAATCGCCGGGTTCTTGAACGGTACAGGGTTGACGCGATTGGGGTCTTTCCCAATCCCATCACCTAACAGGTTCCGGGGACGGATCGAGGCCGGGCCAGGGGCTCGCCCCATAGTAGGAAGCATCCGCCGGATCCCTGGTCGGATCATGTTTGGGGAATACGGTACTTTCCCCCTCGAGGGGTCTTTCGTAGGACCCCCACCCCCGGCGCGAGGAGCAGGCGGCCTAATAACGGGCAGAGAGCCTGGCCGCGGGCTCATGCGGCTCTTAGACGGGTCCGGCCTCGGGGTAGGACTTCTATACGCGGCAGGATAAAGCATCTTGGCCATAGCAAACCTCCAAGGTAGTTATTGTCTAGTGTAGTCTATCAGAGTTTGGGGTCGGGACGCAAGTCCGTGGGGGAGCAGTCGGGGCATATCGAACGGGCGTCGGAGAAGACGTACCTGTGACAGCCAGAGCACCTGGTCACAAACCAGTGTTCATGTTGTGAGCAAACGTACTCAGCGCCCTGAGTAAATCGGTACCGCTTTTCACAAATCGGACACTTTGGGTCCTTCTTTGGCTTATCCTTGTGATCGGTTCTCATTGTCTCCCTCCACCACCATCATGACACTGACATCGGTTCCCTGACGGAATAGCCATCCGTGGGTCATGTACGTTATAGGGTTTAGACCCACCCGCCTCACCACATTCGCTAGCCCTTCCACCGTGTAGGCAAAGAGGTGGGACCTTTGGAATGGGTTGTTACCATCCTTGGGACTGTAGTTCGGAACCTCCAAAAACAGCTTGCCCCCCGGTTCCAGATGTTTAGCGATCTTGCTAAGGAACTGAATCGGGTCCGGAACGTGTTCTAGGACGTGAATGCAAGTGATGGTATCATAAGTTTCGGTAACTTCATCCAAGGTTTCGAAGAGAGGTATACCCTTCACAATAACGTATTCCTTGAGAGGCTCAACAGCACTAACGATTGCTTCCTGCCACTCCCTGTGGGCCGACCAGGCCATAACCCCCATGCCCGCCCCGATGTCCAGGAGCCGCCTTGGAGTAACCCCAAAGGCGACAATGGTCATCAGCGTATGTTGCGCTCGAAGTGCCTCGTTGACCAACTCGGAAACGAAGGCGTCAGGGATGTTCAGACCTCGTAGGTTCTTTCGATCCTTGTAGACCTGCTTCCGGTATTCCCCGGTCTTGTAGATCGCCAGGGATTCTTCGGGCGTAGGTAGGTCCTTCAAAAAGAAGACCTTGCACGCATCACACCGAGCCCACTTCTCGTTGGGCCTCCTTCCTTCTGCTCGAAGGACGATATCCTTCCTTGGTCCGTTACAGATTGGACAGGTCATCTTCGCTCACCTTGCCTCCTCTGCTAAAACACGGCGGGCCTGACGCAGCGCCTCATACAGTAGATAATCTTCTCTGCCATCAAGGCTGATGTCCTTCACCTGAAGATATACCGCATACAGCGCCCTCGCTACCCGTCGGGCCTGGTCCCGCTCCCGAACGACCTGCTCCGTCTTGCTGTACCATGGATACTCATAGTACCAAGGCGTCCATGTCCTGTTGTCCATCTCAACCTCCAAGTAGACCTTTCTTGGTCATGATCCACTCACACAACTCCAAGTCCTCGGGGGTGTCAATCTCAAACCGCGACCACCCAGGCATCTCCACAATGCCAATCTTGCCCCCCAGCCTAGTCCCATACATCTCCAGTACCCCCGTCTGGAAACAGTAGATCGATCCATTCTCGACGAATTCCGATACATCCTGCCGCATGGGCCGATTCCCCTTCGGATCATAGTTCAACGATACCGCCTCCGTATCCTCTTTCACCCACACGAACTGATGAAGACGGACCGCGGATAGGACGCTCGAAAAGATGCCACTATCTACCAGGGAGATGGCCTGGGCGATATGGATAGGAGAACGAAGGGGGTTGGTTGCCTGCAAGAACACCACAATGTCCGGCCTGTAATCAATGTTCTTCAACACGTGCCGCAAGGCGTCCTCGGACGGAGAATCTGGGCCACTCAGTTCCGGGGGACGCATGACCACCCGCGCTCCCCACAACTCTGCAACCTCGGCTATCTCTGCACTGTCGGTCGACACCACAACCTCTTTGATCCCCGGCGAATACGGCGTCGCGAAAGCATGATCGATCGAGTGTGCCAAGAGGGGCCTGCCAGCCAGCATGGCGATGTTCTTCTTGGGTAGACCCTGACTACCCCCACGAGCAGGGATGATGCAGAGGATACTCATGATAGCAAATCCAGGGCTTCCTGAAGGTGCCGTTTGCACATCAGGGCCTCTTCGAGCCCATCACCCCCTGGGACAAAGTCATCAAAGAAGCTAGCCACAATCACACAGTTCGTTTTGGCCTCCTTCGCCAGCCTATCATACTCGTCCCCAGCGGCCTCCCCCATCTCACGGTTGTATTTCATGGCGGAAGCCACTTCGTCCTTTGTCATCTTGCTAACCCTAACATTTTTCCTTTGCACCTGCCCCCAAGTGGAAGCGTGGATTTCTTTCTGGCACCAGTCACAAAGTCCGTGTTTGATTTCCATGTCGCTCATTCCCAATCCTCCCACTTTTCTCTCCTAAAAGTCGTACATTCAGTAGGTTCCGATAGGTTCACGATCCGGCGTTTATCCATCTCATAGACCGTCCGGGCCATCGCAAAGGCCGCATCGGTATGCTCGTACCACTGCTCCTCAGAGATCCTGTGCCCCGGCGACTTCTCCCAATGCGGAGCCTGCTCATCAGGGTAGAAGTGCTTGTACTCACTGGAGGTGTCGTAGTAATGGTCCATGCCTACGATCAGGGCGGTCTTGAACCCCATGTAGTAGGCGATCTGGAGCATGCTGAAGATGTTGGACGGGGCGATCCCCATGATGTCCAGCGGGTCGAATGAGAAGTACAGGCCCTTCGGATGGCTGTAGTATTGCGGCCCCAGGATCCCCCACACGTTGTCAAAAGGCAAACGATGAGCCGTAAAGCGGTTGACAAAGGCCGCCTCAACCTCCTCCAGCATCGGCAGGAGTGGCTCTCGCTGCTCATCCGTCACCAGATGGTTGATCCCCAGGTCCAAGTAGTAGGTTGGGGCGAACCCAGTCTGGTCATAGTAAATGTGGAAGCGGTTGGACGCAAAGGAAGGATAGAGTGTCAGAAAGGGCAAGGGGACGTTGTATAGCCCCGGCCCGGCCCCGATCAGAAGGGCGATGTGTCCTTTGTGATAGTCCTTGAACTTGGCGTACCCTTCCGTCTTATTCATTCAGTCCCACCATCCATCCAGCTCGCGCTTTAGGGTACCAAACACCAACTCCAGGTCCGCCGTGCGAAGGCGAAGGTGCTTATCGTCCATCTCGCTGCATTCCTTGTGACACTGCTCACTATCTTCCGGCGTTTTCTCGTTCTCAAAGCCTACGAGTTCAGAGTACCCCGAATGATCCTCACAGGGCTTCCATACCATCTCTCCCCACTTCTCGGACCATCGATGCAGGTCTTCGCTAACGTATGCATCCACAATCAGACGAGCCAGGGCGGCGACAACTCCATCGATCTGCGCCGCCACCTCCTCGTTGTTCTCCAGATGTCCCCACTTACGGAATGCTTTGGCATTGTACGCCAAAGCATGTATTAGTATCCCAAGGAGATAGGTCCCATCCCACCACCACACTTTCCATAGGCAGGGCAACCAGTATAGGACATAGCTAATCCGATAAAGGATACGTTTGATCACTTTATTCGACTCCCAACGCCAGCGGCGCTTCGTCAGCGATCTTCGAGATCTCTGACAGCCTCACTACTCGCCAGAACGGATTGGCCTCCAGACAGGCCCCGACGGCTACCCTGGCCGCCTCAACCATATCCCCGGCCCGGATGTCCAACGAGTAGTAGGTCTTGGGACCCATATAGATCGTCGCCACAAACAGGCGGTCCTCATTCATCCTGGTAGCCGCCACAGAACGGACAGTCGTAGACATCAAAGGGCAACCTCTGCCCACACCAAATACAATGGGGCCTCTTAGCCAGGGTCTCCTGTGTGTAGACTTGGGGATGGTAGGTATAAAGCGCCCCGGTGCTGTCCGATGTCATGGACATAGTGGATATATACGTATCACAGTACATATTCGAGATCGATTCTGGCGACCGTGTAATTCCCATCTCACTCCTCCATCAGTCTCTTGATCCCGTACTCGCAGGCCCACGTCAGCATGGACAGGTCCAGGGCGAATACA